ATTCCTTCTTCTTTTGGAGGCTCTATTTTACCTTCTCCACCTTCCCCAGGAGGAGTCATTTCAAGAATTCCCTTTTCTTTCGTAGAACTAGGAGCATCTTGTAATTTATAAGTAAAAGCAACTAAGTTTCCAAAAGCTTTTTCGTAATTCACCATTAAATCTTTTGTAAAAACAGGCAAACTTAATATTTTTTCTCTCCATAAAACAAGCTCATAATTATTAAAATCTTTTTGAGCTTGTTTCCATAATTTTTGAGCCTCTTCTACTCTTTCAGATATTTTCGCATTAGCTTCTTTTGCTATTTTATACAATTCTCTATATTCTTTGAAAAATACTCTTTTGGCCCAACCGCTAAGTCTATTCCAAATCCCAGACCATAAACCGGCATTCTTGACTAAATTGTTTTTGTCCTCAGAACATTGTTCAACAAACTCATCTAAAAGATTAGCATCTTCATAGTATCCATTTTCATCAAGAATGGTCGCAAACAAAGCCGCTTCTTTTATACTAGGAATATCATTTTTTCCAAAAGTCATTTTTTATCCTCCGTTTTATTATACTCCGGGACTTCCAGTTGGACTAGCTCCAGGTCCTAATTCTGGTGTAGATCCTGCGCCTCCAGGGCCTCCAGGAGCGCCTCCAATACCCATTTCCCCTCCAGGAGGTGGGGCAAGCTCTCCTAAGCCTCCTGGCATCCCACCAAGCTCTCCTCCTGGCATTCCTCCCATTTCAAACCCACCGGCTTCAGGAGGTGTTCCACCCCCAGCCTCTCTTTCTTTATTATCAATTGGCTCCATTACTTCTTTTTCAGGATCCAAAACTCTTAATTCACTAATAGTCATTTTTTGTAATGATTGCTCTTCCTTCATTCTAATAGCATCATTAATCATTTCTTGTCTCATTTTAACTATTTCGTCTTGATAATTTAATCCCAAACTCTTATATAATGTTTGTAAAGATACTTGCTTGTTTCCAACTAACCCAGAAATATTTCCTATATAATCTTGAAGATCATATAAATTCATTTGATTCCATTCAATTTCGGGTACGATTAATCTTTTAACCCCACCATCATATTCGTAAAAATTTTGAATTTCACTAATAGGGGCAAAAATCTTATTCGTAAGCCACTGGGCAATCATATTTCTAAAATTAAAATATCTTTGTCTTAATACCTCTAATCCAATTGAGGCTGAAGAATAAACCGCACTTTCAGTATCAACAATTGCCTGAGGAACCATTAACCCAGTATAAATATTTTTTACAATCATATCCATATCTGGACCTATATCAATTATCTGCCCATTGGATCCAACTTTTTCAATTGAAATACCAGCATGAGTGATTAGTTTAAAATCCTTGTCATATTGGGCTTCTTCTAAAATTTGTCTATAATACTCTATATCTTCTGCAGTTGCCCTATAATCTCCGTCAGTATTCCCACCAACTTTAATAACTGTTATAGGATTTATCATACTATCCGCTTGAGCAAATTTACAATTTCCTTGAATATTAATTAAACCATTTCTACGAGTAATAAATAATCCATTAGGAACTTCAAAACAGAAAACATCATTATTATATTGAAGTTTTTCAATATATCCACCCCTTCTTCCTAATTTTTTATTATTACCATAAATAGTTGGAAATTTTCCAACATTTGTATCGAGCGACCAAGTTATAGAATAAAATTTAGTACCTTGGCCATTATATTTTATATCTAATCGCGGAGCATAGCCACACTTAAAAGCCATTTCTTGAACGTCATCTGCTAATTGTTTTGATACTGTACTGTAACTGTAAGCTTTAGTGTTTCCTCTTAAATGTCCAGTTAAAATTCTACCATCTCCTTCTACCAAAGCTTCTAAGATAATTTCTAATAAATCAGAAGAAAGTCTTTTTACCCATTTTGGAACTTTCTTATTATGAGCACCAGAACCTATTTCTTTTTTGAAATATTTTGAAATTTCTTTTCCATAAAATCTCCAAGCTTTTACAAAACCACTCTTTTGAAGTGTTTTTGCCGTACTTACATGGAAATCTAAATATTCTCCCATTTTACAAAAAGAATTTTCCATTTTTTCAAAATCAGGAGAAGACTCGGACTGAGAAAAAGCAGTACAATAACTTGCCTTTTCTTCACAATGTCTAACTGAACCCTCAGAAATTAAATATCCTAAAAACCTTAAATAATCTTTAATGGGAACTTTTTTATTAAAAATATTTATAAAATTAATTTTCTTACCTTTCCATTTAACAACTGAACGAGATTTATATTTTAAAGTATTCTTTACGTCTTTCGCATTTATAAAATCAAAATTTTCATATCCCCTTTTGCTATTAAATTTTGATAACCACATTCGATGATTAGGCGTCACTAAAACATCAAGTCTCTTTCCAGTAAAATGATACATATCTCCTTCATAATGATACTGAATTCTATTTGTATAATTTTGATATTCTAATTCTTCAGTATCTTTATTAAAAGTTGCTATTTTATCTTTTTCAGTTATTTCATTATAAAACTTAAAACCTTCATTTGTTAAAATTTCAGTATCAATCGAATAACACTCTCTTAATTTATCATAAAGCATTAAATCTTTAAATACTCCAACAACAATACTCGTTCCCCTAACATCATAAGGACTCGTTACCATTTTTAAATGAGATATGTTAAAATTATCTAATGGTATTGCTTCACCTTTTCTAATATGATGTAATATTTTCTCGGGTATTTGTTTTCTTAATTGAACATCAGCAGGATTATTACTCATAGCTAAACGTTGTAATACTTGATCAGGCTTTAATGAGATTACTGAATCACCAGCAAACACACTCTTTTTGACTAAGATGTAATCGGGGTTTTGAACAATAATCTTGGCCCATTTCCCCGATCCTTCATCTAATTCAGCAAATGGGAAACAATTATGAATAGCAATACCATTAGCAACATAAGAATGATCTTCTTCAACTTCTAAATCATACATAAAATTTTCATTAAATTCTTCTGTTATATCTTCCATCTCTTTTATGTTTAACATTTGCCAATTATTATATAAAGAAGAATTGGGTGAACACCATTTCATTTCTTTTAATTTATCTTTCTTTTCTGTTTTTAAAATATTTTTAAATAAATTGTATGCTTCATTAGCAACTATTTTTATTCTATACTTATCAGCGATATTTTTTTCTATATCTTTTTCTACTTTGGAAAAAGTTGGATGAACCCCAAGTCTTCGTAAAATTAAAACAAACTGATTAATTAAACTTTTTGAGGAAGAACATATAATAATGTGACCATTACTATTATCTACACAACCATCTCCATCAATAAATCCAGCTAATAACTGTAATTGTAATTTTGGAGGCAATAACATAATATCTTCACTTAATTGTTTTTCTTTACTATATTCTCCACAATGTTTTTGGAAAAATTTTGCCCATTGTGGACCATTTCTTAAATCACCTTCTAACCAATGATCAAATTTATCTTTCCCAATAACAAAATGTGAACTTTTACTCATATATGTATTACCCGAATATCCAGTACATTCCTCTAATAAAGGCACCAACTCTTCTTTAATGTAATTCCCATCATAACTACAAAATTTTATTCCATTGTATTTTGTATAATTTTTACGTTTAGCCTTACAATAACATCCTTCAGCTAACCAATATCCCATTAAATAACACAACTTTTCATTAAAATTTTCATTTTCAACAACATCGTTGTTAAATGGAGCATAAACAATATCATTTTTTTCTATATTTTTCATTTTTATAAATTCTGGTGAAAATTCTTTTTTATTAATTTTACCACAATTGCTACATTTTAAATGTCTTGGCAATACTCTAACTTTTCTTATTTTACATTTTGGATTATCACATAAAACTTCTTCAAATTTTGATGCTAATATAGGGTGTTTACCACTAATAATTAATGAATTAGGAATACCTACCGTTTTTATCTTATATATTTTAAGATGTTCTTCAATAACTTTACTTGTAGGTTTTTTAAATATATTAACAACTTTTTTCTTATTTCCTAAATGGGTTAATACATATTCTCCAATTTTTATATCTTTAATTTGTTTTAATGTTCCATCTGACATTGTAATTAAAGAACTTCCCTGGATTTTCTCACCTAATTTCCAGTACTCAAGCGCAACTTCCCCCAACGATTGCATTAAATTCATCTCTTCGACCATGTCTTCAAAAAATCTTAAAACACGTTTGTCGTGACATTTTATATTTATCTTACTAATTGGATAAGTAGCGTGAAGAGTAATAGCATTTCTAACAATAGGGTGAAGCTCAAAAAAGTTTCTAATCCAAGCATTTACCGTAATTCTATCTCTTGGTAAATTAAGATTAGCCATAGTAAACAATGGACTATAAACTTCAGGTGCCAATCTTTCAACCGATGCTCCCGAAGAAGTACCAGATCCTGAACTAGTAGAACTAAAAGCAGCTCCTGCTTTTTTCTGTAAATAAGACTCACTATGAGCAACAGCCGCTACGGATAACTTAGTATTACCAATTATTCTAGCTCCATCATCTAAAGAAGACACTTGCCAATCTCCTCTATTTATAAAATTAGAGTTTCCTGTTTCAGGTGTTCTAATATTTTTATTAAGATTACTATTATTATAATTTATTCCTTCTCTAATAATTCCTTTGTTTATATCTTCTTCTAAAGATGCCCTTCTATAATCTGTTAAACCATTAGCATTCTTAGGTGAAAGTCTAAGTGTTTTTGGCATATTTGATACGGGCCTTGATCCTCTTCTAATTGACATGCAAACTCCTTAAAATCTTTTTGGTATATAAGCTAACACTGGCTTAGGTAAATTTGACTTATCTATGTTATGTTTACTTATCTTGAACCCATGTGTTTTGTCAAACTTATATGCTAAATAAGCATAGATAAGGGCCATAAGCCCGTCATTTTGTAATTTTCCTTTAACATAAGTTTGGTGGGGCATTCCATTTCTAATTACGACTTTTGATTCCATTGAGCAACATTGTCTAACTAACCATATTATACTTTCATAACTGGCCCAAGGAAATCTTATTTTTCCTTTTCTTAACATTTCAAATATTTCACTTATAGCTTTGTCTTTATCCATAACAATTTCTAACTCTTCTTGATTATATTTTATTCCACCAGAAACCATACCTGAACTTCTTACAGTTTTATATTTATCCCCATATATTTTTTTTAACTCACTTGATAAGTCTTCAGCAAAACCAATATCTCCCATTGCCGAACGAATATTAAACAAACGAAAAGAGGCTTCTACAAAACTTTTTTTCGAATCAAAATCAACCTTTTTCAATTTAGTAGCAAATTGAATAGAAAATCTTTCCTGATTATCGACTGACAAAATAACTCCACAACAAAAAGATTGACCTCTTTTAATATTATCTACATCGGGTTTTCCTCCCCAGTCAACACCTAAATAAGAAACTTTCTCTCCTTGATCTATAAAATTTACCATAAGTCTATCTTCATCTCTACATGAATTATATATTTCTTCAAAAGTAATAGGCATTCCTTGACCTGAATGAAACTCACCTAAAACTTCATTGTTCCAAATAATTTCAGAATTTAAAGGGTTGTTTTCTGGCTTTTCTTTTTCTATTACTTCTTTTGTAAATTCAGGAATGAACAACTGATTAAAATGGAATCCAACAAAATTAGAATCTTCTTTTCCGGGAGTAGCTTGCCATTTTCCTCTTTCAACAGCCTCAACTTTATCTTGTTCCTCTCCACAAGTGGGGCATTTTACAACATTTTCATATAACCATATTTCTTTTTCCCAAATATCAGATTCAGGAGTGTAAAGTAAAAAATAATTACCACATGCCCCACAACCTAAATAATATCTTCTCTGATCAGATTGTTCCCACATACGATAAAAAAATGTTCCCTTTTGTCTTGGGGTTCCAAAATAAACTTGAACTCCACCAGGTTGTGGCCCATATTGAGCCCTCGTTAAACATTTTATCGCTTTACCAATTGCTACTTCAGTCATATCTTGAATCTCATCGCAAAATAAAATATCAAAAGTTCTACCAAGAACTCTCGTTCCTTCATTTCCTATCGATTCACACCACAAAGTATTACCATTTTTAAATTGTTTATAAAATAGAGAATCCGTAGACTCTCTTAAACTATTCTTTTGTGCTTGAACATAAGGTTTAAGTTTACCAGGATGTTTTTTATCCGTATAATCGGGAACTATAACGGAATCATTAATCATTTTTTCAAGTTTGTCTTTTGAAAATGAATGCATTAATTCAAGATGGGGGAAAGCGTGCATAACTCTAATGGGAGGAAGATCTCCAACACCAAACATCCCACTAGCAACCATATAAAGTTCTAAAGCAGAAGCCATAACAGTGGCTCCTACTTGTCTACCTTTAACTATAACTATAGGTTTTCCATCCGATTTCATAGCTACTGATGTAATGTGCCTATATATATCTGCTACAAATTTCCAACCATTTGAGGTAATTTTAAAAGGTTTTCCATCCAATTTTAAATAATTTTCAGTAAAAGAAACGGAATCAACTTTCATAAGTTCCCGTTTCAAAGATTCAAAACTATTTTCAGGACTCCATAAATTATCAACAGCCATATTTTTTTAAATATTCCTTAAATAAATTTTCATCATAATTATCTTTTTTTACTCTATTTTCTTTGACAGTTAACCATTGATGATTTTCAGGGGCAAAAGCAGCTTCCAATTGTTTTTTATTATTTAAATCAAAAGCTACTAAAGGAAAAATATGATCTATGTGGTAATCTTTAAATTCACCTGGACATTTTCCTAAATAATTAATGATTCCTAAATAATCTATACCATATTTTCGACTTTCTTGTATTTTACCTTCTTTAGTATATAAATTAAGCGCAGCTCTTACTCGTTTTCTAACTTTCTCTCTTATATAAAAATCATTATCAGTTTTTCTTTTATATGTAGCATTACAACCCATACAATATGGTTTATCATCAATTCTTCGCCAAACTTCTTTTTCTTTATGACACATACTACATTCTTCAATAGGCGTTTTATAACAAGTTGGGCAAATTGGTTTATTATCTATATGGCTATTTACTGTTTTTAATTCGCCACAAATACTACATATTTCTTTTGGTTGAAATTCTCTTTTATAACAAGTAGCACAAATTGGCTTATCATTATTCATTTTATAAACAATTTTTATTTTTTTGCAAATGTCACATTTTCTTTTTGGTTGAAATTCTTTTTTATAACAACTTGCACAAATAGAATTTTTATTCTCATCTCTTTTTTTTGTAGTTTTTAATTCACCACAAACAACACATATTTCTTTTTTTTGATAAAATTTAGAATAACATTTAATACAAACGGCCTCTTTATTTTCGTTTCTTGTATGAACTTTCTTCAATTCTTTACAAATACTACAAACTTCTTCTTTCATATTTTTCCTCTACATTTTTGCTGGCTTAGAAAAAACCTCTGAATTCTCATCTTCGTTATTTACATCTACAGAAGATAATTCATTTAATCCAATTATATTATCATCATTATCAAAATTCATATCTTTTTTACTTTCTTTAATTTTTCTTTTAATATAGTCTCTTATATCATTTTTTTCATTATCATTAAGTTTTTTCGAATCTGGCCTTGAAAGAATAATGTGCATTAAAGCCGGGGCTTCAATGTGTCCATCGCGAGATTTACAAATATTATCTATGTGTTTTTTTATTCCTTTATGTTTTAATAGGGCTTCCGGTGCTTCAATTTCTTCAGCTCTTTTTGATAAAAAAAAAGATTTATCTCGGCAAGACAATTTAAAACCATCTTCTGCTTCTTCTTCAGGATAATGGCCCTCGAGTTTTCTTTTTTCTTCTTCCACATGCCTTTGAACAAATTCTCCTTCAGCTTCAAAACCTTTCCTAAATGATTCATTCCCTTGATTCTCAAAAGTTTTTCTTAATCCCTCATAACTTTCATCAATATCGGATGATTCATATATATTATCTATTTCATCTCTTGAACCAATATAATTTTCGTTAGTTGGAATTCCACCTTTTATTACTGCTCTACTATTTCCTTCTAACTCAAATTCTTGAGGCATTTTGAAAATACTTAAGGAATTCTCTATAAATTTTTTCCTATCCCCTTTGTAATTTGGGGAATTAAGTATTTTATTAACAGTTTCTCTAATATCACTACCTGACATATCTTGTATATCTTCATATGAATAATGACCAATTAAATTATCAGCTAATTCTCCAACCATTCTTGAAGATACATCATTTTGTATTTCATCTTTAATAACACCCTCTAGTCCATTAATCCCTTGCTCAGCAAATCTATTTACCATTTGTAATTTAATTAGCTGAGCATTAGAGTCGTTATTTGTGAATCCTATTAGTAATCCTGCAAAATAAACGGCCCACCAACCATGCTCTCTCCAATTGCCAATCTCAGCAGGTTTTAACCCCCTTTTTCCTAATCTTTTAGCAATCTCTTGTTTTACTTTTTCAAACTTATCTTTCTCTTTTTCAAACAAATCTGGCTGATTAACGGCCTGATTTAATTGAAAATCTGTCCACATTTCAACCGGCATAATAGGCAAACGTTCCAATTTTTCTAATTGGATACTATCAGCCAATTTTCTTATTCTATCATCAACAGCTTCCATTTTTTCATAATCGCCAATACTATCATAAAAATTGGCAACTTTAACAAGATTATTTATTAAATCAGATTTCTTGGCCAATTCATCTTTAAACTCTTCTTCCATTTTATCTAATTTATCATAATACTTGGCACCTTTTCCATCTTTAAAATCCTTAGTTTCTTGTAGATGGTCTTTTACTATTTCTTCTGCAACTTCTGGATCATTAGTGTGCTCTAATTCAATTTTAATACCTTTTTCAAATTGTTCTTTATCAAAACGTTCCTTAGGTTGATTATCACCCAAACCACCTAAAATTTCATCTTTTACTTTTGCCTTAGCGCTTTTTTCAAGTTTATCTAATCCAACTCTTTGCCTAATTTCTTCAACTTTAGCCTCTACTGAATCAAGTTCATTCTCTTTAAAAACATTTTTAATTGCTTCAAAAGGAGATTCAGCTTGTTTTAAAGTTTTATCAGCAAATTCTTTTAACCAATCTGGTAATGCTGTTGGTGGAGCATATTCACGATCATTTTTACCAAAAGACATTTTAAATCACCTCTTATGCGTAATATTGACTTGACCATTCTCCGAAACCTTCCTCGCGAGTTGGATCATTATTTTCACCTAAACGTAATCTATCTTTAAATTCTGGATAACCCATATCAGCAATAACTTGTAATATTTCCAATTCTTCTCTATCATTCATATTATATTTCTTTTTAGCATCTGCCCAAAGTTCTTCCATATTTCGGCCACCAGAAACTACGCCATTAATTAAAGAGCCAGAAATAGCTCTTTGAAAAGGAGTAATGACCATTTGAAAACTAGCAGTTCCAGCTTCTTTTGTTAATTCTCCCTCATGTTCATCTTCTGCCCTTCTTCTTCTCATTTTTTTCTTTTGTTTTGATAAATAAGAAAGACCTTCCAAAGCATCTTCGATTTGGTCTTTAATTTGTTCAACTCTTTTCCTTAACTCATCTACTTTTTTAGTATCAATTTCATCATCATAATCAGATTGTAATGCTTGAGAAATATATGAATCGAGTTTTCTATATTGGCCATGTGCTTTTTCTAAGGCCGAACGATTACCTAAAATGGAAGATATTTGTGGAAGACGAGAAAGTTCATTTAGAAAAAATTTTAAAAAACATTTTGGAGATTTAGAAGTTCTCCAATCATCATCTTCTTGTTGTTTTTGCCCCATAGGTCCCATTCCTGGACCCATCCCAGGGCTCATGCCCATAGGAAACATACCTTCAGCCGCATTAGATATAATTTCATCCTCTTCGACTACGATAATTTCACTTTTTATATTTTCATCTTCTGACACTGTGAAGATCCCTTCTTCTTTTGCCATTATAAAATCCTCCAATTAAAACTATATTAACTATTTAAATTCAAATCTATAGGTAAAGTCTTTAATTTTTCTAATATTTTTTCTATTTTCCTAGAAACACTTTTCTGTAAAATTAACAATTCTTTAACTTTTTCATCAATAAGCTTTTTTTCATCAACTTCACAATCTATTTTTTCAGCAACTTGGTTATTGGCCATTTTAATACTCCCTATCGTGAAATTTTATTCAAAGCATTTATTAAATCACCAACTCTATCTGTCATTAATTTTTGAGAATTGATTAATTCAAGCATTTTATTAATAATTGTCCTTTGATCATCTTCCATACTATATATATATTTTAATAGAATATTTAAAGAATTATTATTTTCTCTTGTTAACTCTAACATATCAGATGGTACATACCACGCAGGAACATGATCATTATAAACATTGTGCATATCATCCAAATGTTTAGTGTATTCTAATATTTTTTTTGACATTTCTTCTTGACTATTTATTGATTTTGTTAAATTATCAATAATATTATCAGGTTTAGGTTTTTTATATTTAGATATAAAAAACTCCACAACCCTAATTAAAGTAAAAACAAGGCCAGAAAATAAAGCAATTATTGCTGAATCAGTTATTTCCATATTAATATCCCCATTTACTTACCATTTCATTAATTTTTCCTAAATCTGTTCTATTAGATTCAAAATTTTCTCTACACTTTTTTATAGAATCCATTAATTCTTGTATTTCTTCTGTAGTTAATTTATTACCAAATTCTAATTTTTCAACAATTTCTTTATTTATTTCGGCATTTTTTATAATGTTAGTATCAAATTCACCAACTAAAGAAAATAAACCTTGAAATAAGTTTCGACTACTATTATTGTCGGCGTAAAATCCGAGTGGAAAGGCATATAAACCGTCAAGACCAACGCCACCGAATGTTTGCGAGTAGAGTGGACTACCAGTAAACGGAACCGAACCAAGTCCGGCGGCCGTATCACCAAAATCACAATTTACAACATTTTGATTATCCATAATATTATTAGCATATATACATCTTTCTCCAGTTTTATAATATATATACACTCTAGCGTTAGCTTTTTTTACCTGATCTTTTTTATCTTCTGGAACAAAAACTAATGGGCACATATGAGAAACGCAATCTCCAGCACAAGAACAACCTTTTATAATTGGAAGCCCAAAAGGACATTTTTTTAGCCCATTTTGATCAGACCTAACAAAAGAGCATTTTTTCATTTTTTATCCTTTTGTAATGTTTTCCAATATTCTATCATATCTTTAATAGCATTTTTAGTAGCATCTTCCGCATTCTGTTCATTTTTTCGCATCTTTTCAATAAATTCTTTTATACTTTCAAACTTCTCTAATCCATCACCAGAATATAAATGAGGTTCATTTGGAAAATTTTTAGTATCATCTGGTCCAACTGGCTCAAAATGAGCGTTTTTCATAATAATTTCCAAACAAGCTTTTCTTTCTTTAATATCATATTTTTTATATCTATTCTTTTTTGTTTTATTTCTCCATTTTACCCAATCCTTTATTCCACCTGGGAATTTTTTCATAAACTCAGAAACACTGCCGAAATAAGGAGAATTTTCTTCAGGAGAATAATCCATATTTTTTTTCCAAACATTCGGAGTTGTCCCATCGTTTTTAGGTTCCATATGAGAAAGCTTTCTAATATATGAGTCAATATAAGTACTTAAACTTCTAAACAACTCAATATCCCCAGAATCAGCTACAATTTCAGCAAGCTTAAGAATCCTATTAAATGACATTATTAAACCTCGCTCCCATCAAGTAAATATTGTATCATCTTATTCTTAGCAATTTCTAATCTCATCAGTTTACTTAAGGGTATAATTGGTAATAGTTTATACTCAGAAAGAGTTTTTATAGTTTTCTTCGAATCAACATCAAGCATTTGATTTATTTGAGTTTTTATATGATTTAAAGAAATTTTATTAATGTTCCCTCTGTATTCGATTATCGTTCTTTTTAAATTTTTATCTATGTGTAAATTAAACTTTATTAATAATTTTATTGCTCTTAATATTCTTCTTGGGTCAAAACCTATAGTTAATTCTGGATTAATTGGAGTTCTAAGAGTTCTATTCTCAATATCTTTAATTGCCATTTTTGTAAGATCCAAAGGGTCCTTAGAAATATCCATCGGCTGAAGTAAAGTATTAATTGTGAAATCTCTACTATATAGTTCTTTTTCCATTTCACTTGGATTACTTATACCTAATCTTTTCAGCTCTGCTTCGATGCCCGGAATAACAAAATGGTTAGAAAAATCAATTCTAATATTATTAAAATCTAATGATGAATGTCCATCATCATAAGTTCTAAATTTTGCTTGTGGCCACTCCCTATTACAAATTAAAGCCAAAGTAAAAGAATTTTGATCTCCAGTAGTAATATCTATGTCTTTAACCTCTTTTGCTGGAATTCCCATGATTTTATCACGAGGTAGTCCACCAACAATATAAGGTGTTGATAAA